GGGTACTGCAAAAAATGGATTTACCATATATTGACAGTTTATATGAATCCTCTTGTAAAACTGTTGCGGATGATATTAATGAAAGGGGAAAGAAATCTCCGTTTCTAGCTTATCTAGTTCCTATTAAATCATTACCTCAATATAAAGATAAAACGTGGATGAATTCTGAGTTTGAACTTGGGGAAATGAATGATGCAGAGGAAATAAAAATTGTTCAGAAAACAGTTAAATCTGGAAAGAAAAGATTTGGCCCAGGGTATTCTGCTGAAGATTATATGTTCTTGGAAAACGAGTATCAAGACTGGGTTAACAGATATACGTGTGAGGAAAAAGGACAGGAGCTGTTATTTAAACGCATTTGTTGTACTGAGCTAGAAATCGACAAAGCACATAGAGAGAATAAGTCTACTAAAGACTTAGATAAAACTTTACAAGAATTAATGGGTACACTAGGAATTAAACCTTCCCAGAAAAATTCCAGTGCTTTAACTGATTCCAAGACTTTTTCGCAACTAATTGAAATCTGGGAGAGGGAGAAACCAATACCTGAACCAGAAGATGAATTTAAAGATGTAGATAAAATTGGTTTATATATTGATGTTTTCTTTAAAGGTCATCTATCAAAAATGATGGGTTTGAAGAATGCTTTCTCATCTATTTATGAGAAATTTATTCGTAAATATACCGTAAGCAAACCTCAGTATGAAGAGGAAGATACCGAAATTCTTTTTGAGCAAATTTTCGGGAAGAAGACAGAAGATGATCTGTAATGACTGGGGAAAAGAAAAGCATTCAAGAATTAGAACAGGATAAATATAGTCGAACCATGGAAGTGGTTGCATGGAGAGCTGGTTATTACAGGGCTAACCCACAGCGATTTGTAGAAGAAGTTTTAGGTATAAAGCTAAAGATTTTTCAGAAAATATTGTTATGGGTGATGATGCATTTCAATTTCATGATGTACTTGGCCGCGCGCGGACAGGGTCCGTCAAAAAAACGTGCGTTGGTTAAATTCAAGATGTTGTTTTAAGGAGATGTAATTATGTAATATGGGAAAGTACCATTATAATAAAAATTATTTTGAAAAGATAGAATCATTCAACCAAGCCTATTGGCTTGGTTTTTTATATGCCGATGGATGTATTACACGTTTCTATAATAATAAAGGCAATGTCAAATCAATGTCTCTTGAATTAGCTTTGCAGGAAAAGGATTTAAATCATTTAGAAAAATTTAGGATTGCTTTGGATTCCGATGTACCTATTAGAAGAAGAGTAATTTCTAAAAAATATGTTTCTTATAGGTTAGTAATTAATTGTACCAAAATATGTCAAGATTTGATAAAACTTGGATGTATTCCTAATAAGAGTTTAATTTTAAAATTCCCAACTAATGATATTGTTCCAGATAATTTTATGAATGATTTCATCCGTGGTTATTTTGATGGAGATGGATGTGTTTCTTATTATGAGAATAGAGTGTATAATAAAAATCGAGGGAAAACTTATAACCAATATTCTTATATATGTATGTTTACAGGTAACGAACAATTTATTTATAGTTTAAAACTATATCTTGAATCAAAACATATTAATGTATCAAAGTTGGAATTTGATAAAAGAAGCAAGGCTGTTAGTATAATTATAAGAGAAAGAGAAAATATCAATAAATTTAAGAGTTTAATATACTACGATGATTATTGTACGAACTTATCAAGAAAATATGATAAGTTCTTTTTTATTGAAAATAATAAAGATTTGCTTATTAATAAACGTAGCAGTAGGTAGTTTGGCCCTGTATAAATTGGGGAAAATCGGTGAAAGCTAAGTCATAAGATATGCTAATACCGAGGTAACTTTCTGGATTGCGAATAGGCTAGAAAGCACCGTAGAGAGTAGATAGTGAATAAATATAATCTATCCAAGAGTCTCCAACAAAGAAAATGTACTCCAAACTGGGTTGTAATGATCAACCGATGAAAATGAGAGAAATCTCCAGAGGTATAGATAAAAAACTATACGTTAATAACAATTTGAAAACCTATCTTACTGCTCTCTTCTGTGCTGTCAGATGTATTCTTTATCCAGGCACAAAGATTGTCGTTTCTTCTGGAACGCTTAAACAGGCAAATGAAGTCTTGCTAAAAATACAAGACGAATTCATGAAGCAATCGCCGTTTTTGAGATCTGAGATAGAAAAATGTGCAATTGGTCAGAATGATTCTTCTATCTATTTTAAATGCGGTAGTTGGATTAAGGTAAGAACAAGTACAGAGAATTCACGTTCTGCCAGAGCAAATATAATTGTTATTGATGAGTTTAGAATGGTAGATAAGAAGATTTTAGATTTGGTATTAAGGAAATTCTTAACAAGTCCAAGACAACCAGGCTACTTGTCTAAACCAGAATATGCTCATTTACAAGAACGTAATAAAGAAATCTATATGAGTTCAGCTTATTTTAAATCTTCATGGGCTTATAAAAAGGCTCAGGATTATACGCTGAACTTTTTTGATGATTCAAAGAAATATTTTATATGTGGATTACCATATCAAATATCTATTAAAGAAGGTCTTCTGTCTAAAGAGCAAGTACAGGACGAAATGTCAGAGCAGACATTTGACGAAATTGCTTGGATTATGGAGATGGAGTGTAATTGGTATGGTGACGATGATGGTGCATTATTTAAATTTGATAATGTTGATTCTAGGAGAAAGATTAAGAAATCTTATCTTCCATTAAAAATGTACGATGATAAGATCAGAGTACCTAATGTTCTTTCTACCGAAAGAAGAATTCTTTCTGTGGACGTTGCTCTTATGGGATCCAACAAAAAGAAGAAGAATGACGCTTCTGCAATATTCATTAATAGTGCAATACAAACTGGGAATTCGTCCTATCAATCTAATTTTGTATACTCGGAAACATACGAGGGATTAACAACTGATCAATTAGGTTTGAAAGTGATGAGGTATTTTTATGGTTATAAATGTACTGATTTGGTGTTGGATACAAATGGGTTAGGTTTAGGAGTATATGATTTTATTATAAAGGATCAGTATGATCCAGAGTATGGTGTAACATATAAGGCACTTACTTGTTGTAATGATAAAGAAATGGCAGAAAGATGTAAGGTATTAGATGCAAAGAGAGTTGTTTGGTCAGTAAAAGCAACTAGTGCATTTAATAATGAAATATGTGTATTGTTAAGAAATGGAATAAGTAATGGGAAAGTTAATCTTCTAGTTCACGAACAAGAAGCTGACGAGTTCTTGCAGGATAATATAAAGGGCTATAAACGTATGTCTGTTTCCGAAAAGACAACTCTGAAAATGCCATATGTTCAAACTACCATGGCTGTTTATGAACTTGTTAAGTTAAATCATAAAATCCAGGGTGGAAATATAAAAGTATGGGAAAGTGCGGGAATGAGGAAGGATAGGTACTCTTCTATTGCTTATAACTTCTGGTGTGCAAGCCAGTTAGAATTAAAACTTAGACCAGAAATTGAGGACACTCAATCTCTAGTAAATAAATTAAGTATGCGTAAAGCAAAAATTCATGAATAACGGAGGTGCTGATGAATGGCACAAAGAATGAAACGTAGAAATACGAAATCTTCAGCATCTACCAATGGTGTTGAATTAGTAACAAACAAGGAGCAGCATACCGCAGCTGAAATTCGAGATTATTACTATTCTCAGGGAGAAAAAGATACGTATATGCGTAAAAATTTTGATGAAGCTAAGGATGTATTAAAGAATCTTCGTGATGTTACAAAAAGAGCAACAAAGACTGTCACTGCTTTTAATAAGAGTAGATTGAGAGAATATTTGAGAAATATTGGTTCTAATGAACGTAATCTCAGGAATCTTTCCAGATATTTATATTATAGGTGTCATCCTTATTATAGATTGATTATGTACAATGCTAATATGTTTGAGTTGAATGCACGTAGCATTATTCCAGAATTTAGTATGACTGAAGAAAACGATAATGAAAACATTTTAGCGTCTTTTGAAGAAACTGCTTTGACATTAGATTCTATGAATCTGCAATATGAGTTTCTAAAAGCTTATGTCGTATGTTTTAGAGAAGATGTTTTCTATGGTTGTGCTTATCATGATGATACTGGGTTTTTTATTTTTCCACTGGATCCCGATTATTGTGTGATTAGTGGTATATATGCTGGCGGGGATTTTGCATTCCATATGGATATGTCCTATTTTACTTCTCGCCAAACTTTGCTTGAGTTTCTTGGTGAACCTTTTGTTTCAATGTATAGAGATTTTGAGTCTACAAGTGAAAGATATCAGCCAATGCCAGAAGAATATGCTGTTTGTTTGAAGGCAAGAGCTGAAGATTGGGATATTGTCTTACCCGTATTTTCGGGTCTTCTTAATTCTATTATTAATTTAATAGACTTGGAAGATATTCAGGCTATTGCTGATGAGCAAGAGATTTATAAGATGATCTGGATGGAGATGGAAACATTAAACAGTGATATGGCTAATGATTGGAAAGTATCTCCAGATATTATTTTAGATTATTTTAATAGAATGTTGAATGAGTGTTTGCCAGAATACATTAGTGCAGCTGTTGTTCCAGGTAAATTAGAATATATTAATTTTGATAATGATAAGACAACAGATACAACTAAGATTAGTAAATCTACTGAAACACTGTTTAACAGTGCTGGCGGGGCTCAGATATTAAATAGTAGAACCATATCAGGCACTACTGCTTTTTTAGCTGCTATTAAGGCTGATACCGAGATGGCTATTTCAATGTTGCTTCCACAGACTGAGGCAATTGTTAATAGATTGGTTAGATGTTATGCAAGTAATCCTTGCAAAATAAAGTTCTATGAAATCAGTGCTTATACTAAAGATGATTTTAGAAAACAAATTCTTGAATCAGCACAGTATGGATTACCTAATAAATTACTATACAACAACCTTAATGGGTTATCAGAAATACAGACTTTGGCTCTTAATCATTTGGAAGAAAACATTCTTGAATTATCAGCCAAGCTTGTCCCACTTCAATCCTCCTATACTACTTCAGGTGCTGACTTAAGAGGTGGCAGACCAGAATCCGATCCTACTGAATTGACAGATGATGGGGAAGCTTCTAGGGAAAAATCTGATGGAGCAAAGGGGTGATTTGAATGAACAAGAAAACGAAATTTATTGTTACAAGAAATCCAGACACTAGTGAAAAACTAAAAGCGTTAGGTTTCGAACTGGTTTCTGATGGTAAAGGAACATGGACATTCATTAATTCTCCTAAAAAGATTGATTTTGAAAGTATTAAGGATGCCCATTTTACTGATATATTAACTTTCTAACCTCCTTAGAGAATTCTGCTCTGGATATATAGAAAGGGGGTATTGGAAATGGGCAAGAGAATTCTGTTTTTAGATGATTTATATAATTATTTTAAATTCAATTATAAAGAGGATTTTAAATTTACAGCAAAAGATGAAGACTTGGTTGTCCAAATCCCTGGCAAAATCACTTATTCCAAAAAAGGAAGTGATGATACCGAGGGTTTATTTTTTTGTGATGTAAGAACATGTCATATTGATAAGAATAGGAATGGTTCTTATATTTCAGAAGAGGCTATGAAAAAGGCTATGCCAAGTTTAAAAAATAGACCATTTTTAGCTTCAATACATAAACTTGATGATGGGAATTATG